CCAGTCTACCTGCTCAAGTACGCGAGTGCGGATCTCACCTTTGTTCACAAATTAGCCCAGGCAGTTGATCATGCAGGTTGCCAAAGCCGCAGCAGCCGCATTCTCAGTAGCCCACCCGAAATCACAGGAGAACTCTTGTGCGGCACTGAGGGCAGATGATTCCATTGCTGTACCTGCAACAGATCCATCACAGCAGATCGACTCGTTGACATCGATCGTTCCAGTACCTGCCAAGACTTCAGCGATGCCCCTCCTTTGAATGAATCCATAGGAGCCAGCAGCAATGGCATGCTGGGCTACACCAATGACACTATACGCAGGGACAACGGCTGCTGCCGACAAAACCCCATCGTACGTTGTAGTCGCGGCGTCACGAACGATTACATTGCCTTGAGCCCAAGCAGTCGAGGCTTCGTCATTGAAGACGTAGATCCAATGCTTTTCACCCTCATTATCGCCAGAAGCGGGCTCCCGATAGACAAATCCGAGTGGGAGCTTAGCAGATGTATCAACGTCAGTGACGCTGATACCCATTGTACGAGTTGCAGACATTTCAAATCTCCTTCAATGCTTGATGTCTACGAGATTGCCGTGCCGTCGACAACACCATTGGCGTTGAGACGATCACAGTACATCTGCATGGCAAGAACGATTTCCCACTCCCATGCATCCTGACCTGGGACCTTGACTGGACCGCGGAAGGCGAAGTCGCCCTTCGTTTCCATGCCAGTGTCCTCGCCCTGCGTGTACAGGTGCCAAGTATCGGACTTGAGGAAGTAGACGACGCCGGTTCGACTGGAGAACTCGCCAAGGGTGTGGTCGAGATCGGGCTCAACATAGAACTCTGCTTCCTGGAACATGAGTCCCTGGCGAACAGCTCGTCCCTTCTCCCCCTGAGATTGAATCTGGTATCGAACCTGATCATCCAGATCATCATAGTAGTTGTTGTAGCTGATGATATCACCAAGCATGACATCAACCGGCCCACCTTGCTTACCCTGAAGGGAAGCGTCCCAGTACACCCGTCGCATCTGGCTTCGACCGTTAGTCGAGAAGCTGGTCACGTTCTGGTACTGGTTCTGCCAGCCTGTTGTGGTAGCCTTGGCCATATTGAACACAGTGTCCGTCTGAGAGCCTGGGGCTGCAAACTCAAGCACACCATCTTCGGCTGTGCCTGAAGCGTTGAACTGAGTGTCGCCATTCAATGTGACAAAGCCCTGCACATTGTTGTCGTCACCGTTCCCGTTCACGAACTGAGACACGATGTACTCGTGGAACTCCATCAGAGCCGCTTCAGGGTAGACCTTGATGAGGCGAGCAATGGCAGTTTCGCCAGATGCTTCCGCAAGATCCTTGCCTGGGATGATGAAGCTGTACACCATACGAGGGCAGTAGACGCGCCCCCGAGAACCGACAGTCCGTCGGATTGAGGAGTAGACCTCCGAACCGGTCTCGATACGAGTGACCTGACCGGGACCGTTAGTCACGATTGGGAACTCGATATACGGACCACCATGCTTGGCGCGTTCGATGTTGCCTCGGAGAATCACCTTCTCCAAAACAGGGTGATATTGGTAGAACTGCTCAGTCCACTTTGGGATGAGCTTCTGTGTTGCAAAGTTGAGAACATCAGCGTTCGTGGGCATTTGATTGGTCTCCAGACCTTAGAGTCAAAGGCTTCTCACTTTACGGAAGAGTTGGCCTTCCAGTTCATTGCTGCTCTGGCTGCCATTACCCTATCCTCATTTTCGAAGCCGGTCTTGAAAGAGCCCTCGTGGGCACTCTCCGGGTTGTTTCTGCCCTCCGCACCAGAGGTCAAACGTGCTCCTGGACGAGGTGAACGGGCCTTAGCGTTCCCCAACTTTATGATGGCATGTTCTACAGCCACCTCATCGGGTGTTCCACTCGCATGGAGTTCGTTTGCAAGCATGACGACTTCATTACTCTGACCCACGAGCTTGGCCGCTGCCTCTGGATCCCACCCCTGCTGAAGGAAGTTGGAAAGCTCGACTCGCTTTTCTCCACTATCGAAGATCTCAGAGTGCTTCTCTTTATATGCTTCAGCATACTTTCGAGCCTGCGTCTCTGTTTGCTTATCAACGATAGCTTTATACTTCTCATGCTCTGCCTGCATATCCGCGAGGCTTTTCTTGAGGTCATTGGCTCGCCCCTCAAACTCAGCAACGCGCGGATCTTCTACACCATCAAGGAGATTCCGGAGAAGGTTTAGCTCTTTCTCAAGAGCCCCCTTTTCCTTCTTCCACTCAGTTTCTGCCGGGTCGACAGTTGTTTCAGGTTGCTCTTGGCTCTCCAGAGCAGTCTTCTGCTCCTCGAACGCTTTGCGTTCATCAGCCAAGGACTGAAACTTCTTGGTGTAGCCGCTCTCCAGTTGCCGATGCAGATAGCGCACTGGATTCTGGAGGTGGTCAGGCAGAGAGTCGATATTTCCATCCCAACTCTCAGGGTTGAATGCAGAGACTCCTGGCGTCTCTGGGGTGTCGTCTACTCCCTCTGTTGCGCTGGCAGAGACTTCCGAAGAAGCCTCAAGGTTACTTACCGTCCCTTCCCCGGACGGCGCTGGAGACTCCACGGCACTCTCAATAGAAACGCTCTCGGCTGGAGCGGCTTCTGCTGCGGGTGCAGGGCTGGTCTGAACTTCACTCATTCTAAACTCTCACTCCTCGGGGCGCCTATTCTTGGCCTTCTTCTCACGGTCTTTCTCTTGGCCGAATCGAACCGCCTCAATCAGAATATCACGGCGTCCACCCTCAGAACCTCCAATCATAGAAGGTCCGGGTCCGCCCATCTCTTCACCCTCCATCGGCCCCTCATCACCCGGAAGCTCTTCACCTTCAAGCGGTGGGCCCTCTTCTGGCGTCTCACCCTCTGGTAGCTCCTCACCTTCAACAGGTTCAGAGGTAGCCCCTTCTGGGTAGACTCGGAGGCCCGAAGCCATCAGAGCTTCGATGATGGCATTACCATTGGTCTTCCCTTCTGAGAGGGCCTTATCAATGAGTTCCTTGGCACGCTGGGTGTCGGGACTCTCTTGATATTCTTCGGGTGTTCCAGGCATTAGATGATTTCCTCTTTTTCTTTTTCACGGGCAGAACGTTGTCTCTCTAACGCTCTTCGCGCAGCTTCAACTCGTGTTCGAGGAGTAAATGGAGCTCCACCAGCCAATGGCCCAAGTCCTCCAGCTTCAAGATCCTCGACCTCTTCTGGGGTGGTCTCTGCGACCTCACCAACAGCCGGTGCTGTGGTTTCTGTTCCAGCCGGAACAGGGGGCGCTGGTCTGGGAACGGCAGCTTGAGTCTCCTCAAGGCTCTCTTGGCCTCGTCCAATAGACTGCAAGAATCTCTGGACACGAGTTGAGACTAAGTCCTTCAACTCATCGTAGGACATACTCTCGTAGTCCTCAAATGGAGTCGGCGCTGGAGGAGGTATTGCCATTCAAGTACTCAGTGGTTGATTATTTCTACCTACTTATAGGTTGTTCTGTCAAGCCTCGATAGCCTTTCTCTTCTTGTGGTGGGTCTGAAAGTCTTGGACATCCTTAAAGCCACCTTTCTTGGCTGCCCGATCTGCTTGATCCTTGATGGTTGTATTGAATGCCTTGTCTTCCTGACTGCCCTTAGAAACTGCTTTGACATTTGGATGACGCTTCATCCAATCACGTTTCTCTTGATTCGTGCCCCACGTCACACCAAGCTGCTTACTATGCTCTTCATTACTAAAGATGATTCCCTGGGGGTGAAAGAGGCTGGGCCTGACTACACAGACACCACCACACTCTTCACAGGTATGTCGCTCATCTGGAGAGCAAAACGCTTCATGCTCACCACACTTTGGGCAGACTTGATCATAGAGAGGCATCAGTAACCAAAGACCCGCGCCCGCCAAGAGGATGGACTCTCGGCTGTTGGCAGAGCTGCTGTTGATGCTTCTCCCCCAGATTCTATGAGGCCTTCTCCGATATCGGCCATGGCTTTCGATCTTCCTTCCTTCGATAGATCCTTCCAGCGCTGCCCCTCACCCCCTACGCCCTCTTCTGCTGGAGCCTCAATAGCAGGAGCAGAGATGTCAGCGATCTCTGATGGTGCAATATCTCTCTCCATAAGCCCCATCTCTTCACTGTGTCTGGCAGGCCCACCTGTCAAGCCGTGCTGAGATGCTCGCTTTCTCTCTCCTCGTCCTTTCTTCTGGTAGGCAACCGCTTCTGCGGCTGCATCCTGACGGGCTTGAGCTTTAGAGCCATAAAGGGCCATGTTGTTCTCCTATGCTACGCCTGGAAGAGGAGCCGCAAACCCTGCGCCGCCTTCCATTCCACCCTGAGCTTCAACCGGGACTTCTGGTGCTCCCTCGGGCATACCACCTGTAGCCATAATGTCCTGTCCAGGGAGCATCGACATAGTCTCACCGGCAGCTTGTCCAGACTGCATCGCTGCCGCCTGATTCTGCTGCTGTTCTTGAAGCTGTGCTTCACTGATCAAAACATCCGCTCCAATATCAAGAACGTCGAGAAGATGAGCTACAAGACGCCGCTGGTCAACGTGAGGAGATGTAACCAACAACTCCATATACGCCTGCATCTTCTTGAGCTGAGCGGACTTGCTGTTCTCCGTTGGAGAATATGGAGCAACCTCGTAGTCGATCTCAAGAGGCTCTTCGATATTCTGCCCAAGCGCACGAAGCTCTTCAGCGATCCGTGGATTTCGTGCGATCAGATGCTTTCGCGCGACAACGAAGGCTTCTCCACTCCCCGAAGTACGAGTTGGAATCTCCTGCGCAGAGTCCATGAACTCTTCATAGAGTCCAATCGTCGTCTCAGCTATGTGCTGAATGATAGAGTTGACGAGCTTGGTCCGACGGCCCAAGCGAGTTCGCATGGCTGAGTCGATGAGAGCAAGCTCTGTAGCCACTTCTGAGGTCCCAGCCGTCCCACGGGCATAGTCAGGGATACCCAAGACGAACTGGATGGAGCCCTCAATGCGATCCCGTATGTCGGTGAACTCGGGAACCAGAGTTGAAGTAGGAGTCTGGCCAAGAATATCAGCAAGAGGAGAAGCGTTTTTACCCTGAAGTCTGACCACATCTCCAGGACTCGTTGACGTAGATACCTGATCCGTGAAGTCCTCTGGGTTGTCGCAGAGGGCTTCGTTGATGACGGTGATCGGAATGGAGGATTGAGCATGGCGAAGTTCAAGGGTATCCAGTTCGTTTAGCCGCCTTTGCTGCCTTTCGACAAGTTGGCTGTCTGACATACCTCCAATGTCAGCCATGTTGTCATTGAAGGTCAGTAGAGCAAATGGATTCCGCACGAACACATAAGGGAGATCACCTGCAAATAGAGGATCTTCCTGCCCTTCCAACATGTGATAGTAACGGTCGTTGGTGAAGTCATAGACCTCATAGACAGTCACCCACTCAAAGACCTCACGCACCTTTTCAGTGATGGTAGAGCTGGTATCCTCGCTGTCCTTGAGCCACTTGGGGTAGCTGCCAAACCGAGCCTTTTTAGCAATGCCTCCATCGTAGAAAGTCTTCTTCCCACGAGCCTTGATCTTCTGCTTTGTGCGCGCGAAGAACTCAGCTTTGGTGAGCGTAGTGACTTCAATGGCGTAGCGGATGTCCTCCCATCTACTGACACTCATGTCGAAGAAGAAGTATCGAGGATCCAAGATGACATAGTCAGGTCGGTTCTTCGAGAAGCTCCAGACTGCTTTCAGGATAGAACGTGGGTAGATCGAAGCCTGAGTCGACATCTTCCATAGAATCTTGTGACCTTCGATTCGATACAGGATGTCATTGATCAGCGCCTCGCGATACTTCGAAGCAAGCCTTGACTCATCATCACGTTTTCGAGGGAGGCAAGTGACCTTGGGATTAGGGGGACAGACGCTTGCAACCATCGTGTCGCAAAAGGCATAGAGATAGTTATTCTCGATGAGGAGCGGATCATCTGTCTGCTGCCCAGCATCGCCCCAAAACTCAGAGCGATACCACGCACGCCACTTATCCCAAATCGGATGCTCCTTATTCGCCTTGGCGATGTGAGCATCAACGATAGATCTGAGAGTTTTCGGATCGAGTGACATCTACGCTCGCTTCCCATCAGAGTGTATACGCAGCGAAATCGCATATGCTTGTTTGGGATCTTTGCCCTCTTTTTTGATGAGGTGCTTCGTTTTCTTGTTCACCTTCTTCTTAGCCTTCGGAGTCTTCGGAGTCGATTGCTTCTTCTTGCGCTTCTTCCGCTGATATTCCAGGGCCTCGCTTGCCGCCTTATTCCGATCTGTATCTCCGTAAGCCATCTTCCCTCCTCCGCTTTTACTGCTGTGGTGTCAGGGTATGGGCTCATGCCCAGGTGGTGTGTTGTCGCTTCTACGCGAGGAGAAGACGAACCGTGATCGCAGAGTCGGGACCAGTTCCGGCGCCACCTGCTGAGCCTGCCGTCTTGGAGGCTCCGATGCTGATTCCTGTCCCGAAGGCAATCCCGATTGGGAAGGAATATGTCGTCTTCGCAGCCGCCTTCACTGGAAGGATCATGTTGGGCGCAGTCGTCCCAAAGGTCACGCTCGTCGTAAGATTAAACAGCTTTACATAGATGGTGTCGCTGGCATTTGCTGTGTTGTCGATCTCCACCATCTGGATGGTCCCCGATCCAGGAACCATGTTTTCATCGACAGTCTCATCCACATCAGTGTTTGTGATGATCGTTGAGGACGAGGGACTACTGATGCTGCTGACTGTGACGGCCATAGCTGGGCTCCATCAAGAGTGGGTGAGGTGAACAGTAACGGCAGAGGCTGGATCACTTGTTCCAGCGGTCCCCCCTCCGGCGGTGTCTGCTGCCATAGAGATCCCAGATGTGAATGAGTACCCACCTGGAATGAAGACATTGAAGCGGGTAGTAGCAGCGCACATGAAAGTCATCACAGGGGCTGTAGTTCCGACTGTGATCTCTTGTGCATCGTAGAACTTCAAATAGACGACGCTCGATGCAGCATTGTGGATCTCGATGGCATAGATTGTTGAGCTTGTCCCAGTGACATCTGCTTGCCCTGCATTCGATGCGCCCGTATCCGTATCGGTATTGATCGTGATCTTATAGGACGTAGCAGTTGTGAAGCTCGTGGTTGTTACAGCCATGTCGGATCTCCTGGGGGGCGGCAGTAGAGGCTACTGTACTACAGCCAATATCTCTTTCGTGTTCGATGTCGAGATTTGTAAAGCTCGGCTTTCTCATCAAAGGTATAAGGCCGAAGGGTGATGATGTTGTCCTGCTCAGACCCAAAGGTGGGTTTGTAGCGCCTCGGCGCCATCCGTGCACCCACGATGGCCATCTGAAGAGCGCTCACTTTGTCCCAGTGGTGCCGGTCCCGCCGTCGGGGCGAGGTCTTCCCTCGGGCGATCTCGCTATTGGCATTCTCTTCGATTCGCTTGTCGTGCTTGTACGACGACAACTGCTCGACAGTGTCCCTGTCGTTGAGATGGAGGTCGTCCAGTAGAGCATCCACGAGCCACCCGAGGACTCGATCGACTGACTGTGCTGTACTCGTGAATCCAGGCTTTCGCCGCTTCTCATAGAAGAGGTTGGGGTAGTCCCACTCGCGGAGGAGAGAGATGACTGACTGTCCGACGCCATTGGATTCCACGACGATGCTGGCTTTATTATACTTCAGGCCTATGGATTGGAGCTTTCGACTGAATACGAGCGGATCACAGTGAGTGGCAAAGGAAGCCACCTGTGTCCACTCCCCATCATACACCTTGAGCACCTGAAAAGAAGCGTGATCTCGGGCAGCATGGCCAGAAGGGTCAGCTCCAATGACATAGACTGCATTCTCTTCGGGTTGCTCGTATTCCTGATAGGGTGGTGACCATCCTTTCAGATCAGGATTGTTGATGTGCTTCTCCAAGGCATGTGTTGGGATAGCCGCGTTCGTAGATTGGAGCCAACAGGACAAGTCGTCGAACGGGTAGAACACCTTGAACAGGTCTGGATTGCGCCTGAGCTGGGCATCTGTGTCGAGCATCAACCGGCGGAAGGCCAGGTTCTCCTTGATGAGCCCCTGTTTTCCGAACTGTGCGAGTAGATCTATTTCTTCATTGTCTAATACCCAGTCTTTCTGCCAAATACGCCTATTTAGCTTGCCATCCCAGAAAGGAAAGAACTTATATTGGTGTCTACCTGCCTGTTTCTTGGCTTCAAGGCAATGATTGTGCCAATCGGACCTGGCTTCCCACGCAGTGCACTCGAATATGACCAAAGCGTGGTCCCTATTCATGAGAGAGGGCCAGATCAGGAACATCGACCCCGAAAAGTCTGCCCAAAAGGCGCATTCCGAGGCATGAAAGCTATCTGGCGACTGTCCGATGCCCACTGCCCCCGATTCGGCAGACAAAACGCGCATTTTCCCACCCTCAAGGGGGCGAAACGTCAGTTGTCGGGACTCTCGGGACGTAACAGTGCGGCTTCGCACCTTCTTGGGCCACCTCTCATGGAGATGGTGGACCCTTTTATGGAGATACTCAGCACGATCATTCGTATCTGCAATACACACATGGTCCCAGCCAGGTGTGTAGGCAGCCTTGGGATAACAGGCATACTCGGCTGAGAGGCTTTTTCCCATCTGCCGGCCTGTGAGAATGGTCAGAAACTTAGTTTGGCCGTCGGTTGTTCGTGGGGGGTTTGTTGCATAGTCCAGGATCGCCAACTGTAGCTCTGATGTGATGCGAGTTGGGTCATACTGGACAAACTTTCCGCTCTTTTGGTCATGCACTTGCCCCAACTTAGGGAGCACCTGCTTTGGTGACCGTAGAAAGCCAAGGATCTGGGTTGCTTGGTTGCTCATCCTATCTGCTACTTCTCCCCTCTGTATTCAAGTTCTTATCTCAACTGCCCATAGAGTTGATAAGAAATCGTCCCATCTTGGTAGAGACTTTCTACATCTTTAGGCGTCAACTGTTCCAGTGCTTCAGGAGCAACATGGAAGTCCTTGAGGGGCTCTTCTTGGCTACGTGCAAGAGCGCGCATTGTATCTGGAATTGCTTCTGAATCTGCTTTCGAGAGTTCACTTAGAACAGCCGAGCCTACCCCAACAAATCCCATGACTGCTGCCGCAGCCGCAGCCCAGGGAGCTACAGTTCCAATAGTCTTACTTATTGGTCTTAAAAGCTCCTCTGCTTGTGTAGACAGATTTCGATATTTCTGGAG